GAACTCCCCAAGATTGGCGACTTCATCACATATTGCCTGTGTACACATTGAACCGCTGGCGAGTTACAACTAGCGAGTACGGCATCGCCATAATGTCATCCGGGTTGTTGATCCGCTTGATGTTGCGCTTGCTGGTCATGGCAATCCGCTTGACCTGCGGCGACGGTTCCACCCCAAACTCGGGAGCAATTTCCATCGCAAGGTTGTACTTGAACGCCCGGAGATACCCCGGAGGGATCAGCAACGAGGTGTTCAGTGTGGCAGGCTGACTCATTTCCTCAACGGAGATGAAATGCCACTCCAGAGGACGGGTCGGCTTCGGGTAAATCGTCATGGAGATGTTTGGATACTCCATGTTGATCCACATGACCTGCGGGTAAGTGCTAGTGACGGTCTTTACCGCGATACCATCGTACTGTTGCTGATTGATGAACTTGATACCGAACGATACATTCGTGGAAGCATCACGGAAATACGTAGCATCATCCAGCAACACTGGTCGATTGCCGATGAAGTCACCAGAGGGTCCGAGGGTCTGAGTGATGACATCAGCAGGCCATGTGAACACCTGATCCTGCGTGTTGTAGACAGACAGGCGCTCGGTATTCCACGAGTCTATCATCTGGTTGAATGCTGACAACGCATCTTGCGCGGTGGCAGCAGAAGGAACCTCACCCTCAGCCAGTACACCGATTAACCGCAATGCTGCATTGATCTGGTCCCCGGCTGTAGTGATACTCATTCCTAGGCTCCTTCGACTACCTCACTAGGTAGGCGGCGTGTGTACTTGCGCTTGATTTCCAGTTGATTCACCGGAGCCGCAACATCCTCGACAGGTGGCGTATCTGGAGTATACCTTACCCATCCCTTAGATTCATCAAAAACCGCTTCCTGCTCCATCGTTGCGACCTTGGTCCCATGGAGGAAGTGTCTCATGTAAATGATTGGCATATTGGAAACAGGGGGCCGAAGCCCCCGATTTATTAAGGCAGCAGACCGTACGCCTGCAACCGGGCTTCTGCTTGTGCCATGCGAACCTGAAGATTCTGAATGACGTAGAGCAGAGTTACCGCTTCTTCTTTCGTGGCCAGACCATAGGGGCTGGTTGTCGTCAATGCCGACAGCGCGTAGTCAGGTGTACCCGCAGCGTCAGCAATGGTGATCGATGTCAACTGTGTAGTCAGTGCAGCACCCTTTGACACCGGAGTGGTGCCGAAGAACCCCACTGTGCCACCTGTCGCACCGACCACAGCACCATCAAGCGCTGGGTCAGAATAGGCAACACCTATCGGTTTGGTATTGGGCATGGTGTTCCCCTTACGACAGGCGGTACAGGGTCCAAGTGCCTGTGCCGGTCTTACGGGCGCGGAAGCGACCAGTAGTGCCAGCAGTAGCTGCCACGGTAGCCAGACCAACGATAGTCCAACCAGTGCCAACCAGAATCGTGATCACGCCGGAGCCGGAGCCGTCAACGTTGGTCACAGAGAAGTCGAAAGACGAATCCACCTTGGCGTTCACCAAGAGAGCTTCGGTCAGTGCGACTGTGGGCAATGTATAGCTCGCGGCGCTGGAGCCGGGGGAACCCAGAACAATGCCGGTGACCAGTTGAGCAATCGTCAGAGTTGCTGTAGCAGTAGCGGTAGCAGGGGTTCCCTGCGTATTCAGAACCACTTCGTTAACGTTTCCGTCGCCCTGTTGACGACCACCACCGATAGAAGGAAGAGCCATGATGTTTTCTCCAAATGTGTTTCAAAAACCCCCGGCGAATCGGGGGATTAGGGTTAACCCCAGATACGAGTCGCCATTTGTGGGCGAATCGCACTGTAACCGTACAGAACGTCGATACGGCAAGGCATACGGTCATTGTTGATGTCGTACTGACGCACAACACGCAACGAGATGCCGTTGTGGACTTGGCGGGAAGCCATGTCAACACCTTGGGGCAACAGCAAGTCGGCGGTGGCGAAGGTGATCGCATCCTTATGGTACACCAGATTCTGAGCGTACTGGCTGGAAGCAGCGCCCAAGAACGTCACAGTGGCGTTGGCTTGCGGGAACGAGTCCACGGTAGCCAAAGCATGCGAGGCGGTGTAGATTGCGGGAGTCGCGGTAACAGCCCAATCGCCACCCACAGCAGTCACATCGCTGGTAACTGTGAACTGCTGGAGCGAACCAGTCGATTCACGAGTTTGCGGGTTCACAGCATACACATTGGCGATGGTGAACACGTCACCAGCTTTCAGCGTAGTGGTCACAGAACCTTGGGTCAGGGTCATGGTGGTGGCACCTTGACTGGACACAGTGGTTTTGACCGTAGTAGCGGCGGAAGCGTCACGGGAGCCGGTAGTGTGCTGCTTGATCGACTGAGACATATTGATCTCGTCAAAGCCCAAAACACCAGTACCCATCATGCCGTTACGGAACTGACGGGACACGGTGTCGGTCGGGTTGAACAGACCTTTCATGCCTTCCACCAGACCAGCATTGGCAGCGGGGTTCACGGTAGCGTAGCGCGGCGACATGGTAGCGGCGTTCTCATTCAACTTCTGTTGGGCCTGCAACAGCACCAGAGAAGTGGATGGGGTCGTGCCGGGAGTGCCCACCGAGTTCCAGATGTTCTTGTACGCATTCGCCACATCAGCATCGATAGACGAGGCCAATTGAGAGATACGCGGTTTCAGAACACGCTCTGCGAAGTCGTCCAACTGCATGGTCAACTCGGCAGATGTGAAGTTCACACCAATGTGCTTCTGGCTGGAGACAGTCAGGGTGGTGTACTGTTCATTGTCGTCCTGTACTTGCAGGGCGGCACCGTCAGTCACCAGCGCACGGTCAGGCAGGCGAATGCGCAGAGTAGAACCGATCTTGGCACCTTCCACGGCAAACGAGTCGTCATATTGACGGTTCACGTTGCGGGTCAGAGCAAGGTTGTTCTCCAGAATCTCAAGCGCCTTGCGCGTGATCATGTCAATGGTAAGAATACTATTAGACATAGCGTTATCCTTTCAAGTTTTAGCGTAAGCGTTGCGCCTCAGCCTTCTTCAATTGTCGGGCACGTTCCGCAGCAATCCAATCCGATGTACTCATGGTCTTGATTGACCGAGGATCGGTGGTGTCATAGGCTGGAGAGCCTACGCTACGGGCAGTGACCGGCGCAATCGGAGCCGGGGCATTCGATGATTTCTTGACCGGGGGAGTCGCGGATACGACAGCCTCAATCTTCCCAATTTCACGCGCCTGCATGAGTGGTGATAGCCGGGAGATGCGATCTGCTTCCTTGGGGTTTGAGCCAAGGTAGTAAGCCACATCGGGTCCAATCTCGGACGATTGGATTGTTTCTGCCATCGTGGTTGTGATTCGGACACTTGGGTTGTACGCGACCTGTTCAAAGTCGTCATACTTGCTCCGTGCTTCCTCTTCACGCTCGTGATAGGCTTCTACAACCTGCGCCTTTTCCCGCTCAGAGTCCCTTGCTGATACCAATTCCTGCGCCTTTTTGAGAGCCAATGCTTCCGCATAAGCCTCTGGAGACTGAAACTGATCCAATGGGGGAATCTCAACAGGTGCCTTCAAGACCTGCGTTTCCGCTTGTCGTTGGGCTTGTTCCCGTTCCCATTTACGTTGCTCTCGTGCAAGACGCTTACCAATAGCTGCGTCCAACTCCTCCTGAGTGAAGGTCTTGGCTACCTCTGCTGGCTTTTCTTCCGGCGTATTCTCAACCACAGTCTCAGTCGGGGCCGTCCCAACTGGTTCTGTCACGGGCGCTACTTCCGCTAAAGCTTGAACTTCGTCTGTCATTTTGAATCCTGAGATTCCCTGGTGAAACGCACCAGTACGTTAATTTTATATCAGTTGGCAGCAACAACCACCCAATTAGTGCCATTGGACTGCAAAATTGCGAATTTCCCGGCAGTTGCAGCAAGAATCGCTGTTCCTGCGGCACCACCGGCAATCGGGACTACATTGGAGGATGCTGAGATCACAGCACCTGCGAACTGAGTCACCAGATGCAACCGGCGACCAGTAAATGAAGAAGCGGTAGGCAGCGTGTAAGTAGAACCCGCAGTTGTCTGGATGATCGTATGATCAGTTGTTAATACCGTGTAAGTACCGGCGGCATTGGTTACGAGGTTAGTGCCGAAGCTGGTGGTATCTGTTGCAGATGTCGGGGCAGTTACCTTACCAAGACTCGTATTACCATTGAATGCGTTATTTGCAGTACCGTTGGCAAAGAAATTCCAGCGATTTGCTGCGGCTGAAATATTGCTATACATTCCATAGTTATTAGCCGCGCCCGTCAGGGTACTATCAGCATAGTACCCGTATTGACTTGTCACAGCCGAGCCTGCACCGATTGTCACCTGTTCTGCGGAATAATATCGGTAGTTGGTCAGTGTGAAAGAGGCAGCGGCTGTCAGCAATAGTGCCTGATACCCCCATGATAGCGATGTTATATCCGACTGGATGGTTCGTTGTGCGCGAACCTGTCCCCAGCTTGTACCACCTGTGAGATTTCCACCGATGAGCAATGTCGCTAATGTGGGCGATGCCCCAATACCCACGTTGCCCGCAGAATCCTTGACAAGACCACTGCCGCCTACATTCAGTGTGTCAGTAGTCGCGTCACCAAGAACCGTATTCCCTGTAGATGTCAGACTCGTGAACTTGCCAGCAGCAGGGGTCGTCGTGCCAATAGCCGGAGGGGCATTGGTCAACCGAGCCAGCAAATTATCAACAGTCACCTTATCTGTCACGCCTGCTTGCACGATGGGTAGCACCTCAGTACCCACCAATGGCGCACTGGCTGTAGGGAGTTGCGAGATTTTCAGATCGGCCATGTTCAGGACTCCAATAGAATTTGAGAATTATCTTCTTGCAGCAGGTTGGCACCTGTTTCCAGCAGCAAGTTGCTTACAGCCCCACCCTCGGGGACTGAGGATACAGCCAGATACCCCATCAGACCAATAGCAATGCCATTGCGGATAGGGATGCCGAAGTAGCTGCTCATTGCGAGTTGATCGGTTTGACGTACACATTGCCGCCAGCGGATAGCTGGATAGCGGACACCCGCCATGCAGAACCTGTACCAGCGGGAACCTTGAACGGGATCGGGGTGTATGCGGGGATCGGGGTGTCAGCGGTGGTAGCTGTGACACCCTCGCCAACTACCACGTAGGCAGGGGAGTCAACCCAGACCACCACACCCTGAGGTCCAGCGGGATAGGTGCTAGTGGAACCAGCGGTTCCCGTGAAGGATGCGGTAGCCGATGCGAATTGGCTTCCGCTAAGAGGGTTCAGTAGTTCCATAGTCCGTTCCTATCGGTTGCTCTTGCGGGGGAATTCCCATTTCGGCGGATTCTTCCTCTGGTGACTCAGAACCCGGCATTTCACCCATCAGATCACCCGATGTGAGCATTCCGTGGATCGTGCCAAGCACAATATCCTGAATCTGCTCGGGCGACATACTCGCCTGAATTGCGCTGATCCGCTTGGTTTCTGCGTCAAATGCCTTGATTGTAGACTCAAATTCCTTGATTTCCAAATCCTTCATTTCCATGGACTTGGACACATTCTGGAGCATCTGGTGCATCTGCTCCATCTCCCGACCCATCGCCTCCATCTGCTGCTTCGCGGCCTGCATCTCGGGAGACTCGTCGCCATCCTCCATCAGCTTCGGATCGATGGTCTTGGCAAAGCGTTTCGCCATTTCCTGAGCACCCGGCCAATCCATGTTCTTGACGAACAGATCACCAGCCACTTTCCACAACTCAGGGTTGCCCTGCAACAACTGTGCCATAGCTTCGAGCGCTTCTTGGCGCTTGGTTGCGTATCCGGGGCCAGTAGTAACCACCACATCGTACTTGCCCACGTTGAGATTGTAGATTTTCTCAATGACGATCTCCGGGTTCTGTGGGTCGATGATCCTCTTGACCGGCTCCTGCTGGTCCGGGTTGATCTTCACGGTTCCCGGTTCGTCATCGATTCCGAGAATCCGGGCAACTCGGGCGGTGTCGTAGATTTTGGGGATAAGCTCCACCAGTTGGCGAGTAGCATAGCGCACAGATCGGGCAAGATTATCCACATAATGGTATGTCCCTGTATCGCCCTCCTTCTGACGGGCCAGAATGGCTTTACCGGAGCGCTCGTTACCTTGGGCACCGAGACTCGCATCGTATTGCCCCGTGGCGCTCTTGATGTCTTCGGAAGCACCCATCTTGGCCTGCAACAGCCCACTCGATGCCATCGGGGGCTGGGCTCGCTGAGGTAGGGGCAATGTAGCACCCTGACCATCGGTAACGTCAGGGTTCACCTCCAGATAGGGCCAGTTCTGTGTATTAGCGGTCTTCCACTGAGTCTCGTAGCCCTCAAACTGACCACCATAGCCGATGAACGGGGCCTTGGGTGCCAGCGCCAGCATCTCGGCCTCTTGAGACACCCAATAATTGTACATACGCTGGGCATCCTTGGCGTTGCGCACCAAGCCCGACACGTACAACCGGCCTTCAATCTCAAATTCGTTGCCCACAACCCGGATCACGGGGATATAAGTACCAGCCCAATCGCTTTCTTCCAGAATCTCGAAACCATTGGTTTTACACCACTTCACCTGCTTTTGATCGACTTTTCGTGACTTTTTCGGCTTCCCGTAGACCAATTTGTACTGCTTGTCTTCAGGTGTACCCTCGATGAAAGCCATGTTGCCGGGGTACAGGTTCAGTGTGGCGGGGGTGTGTTCGATGTAGAAATACTCCGCAACCCGCACTGTGCCCTCTGTCATCCACTGCGACAAGGACTGATCCCCAACACCTAGAGACTGGAGCCCGGATACCCCGTTCGCATTGGGGAACTGACGCTCGTACTCACTCTTGGTCAAATCCTCAGTAATGAAGCACCATTGAGCGTCTGCGCCGCACGGGTCTTGCATCATTGGGTCCATGTAGACCGAGAAACTGTTGCGAATCCGCCCAATCTTGATCTCTTGGTCGAACGAGTTGGCATCGCAATACTCAGTCAGGATACGGAAATACCCTTCACCGAATGCCACCTGGTTCTCGCAAGCTGTATCGTATGCAACGTCAGCATCCGAGACATACTCGATATGGCGCACCATGCCCTGGAAAATCTCAGCAACCTCGACATCGGCCATGTCATCAGCAGGAATCACCTTGCCCGATGGGCGGTTCTGACGCTGGTCATTGGTGACCTGGCGAACGTGCTGGGGGAGTTTGTTGATCGTCAGGCAAGGGCGAGCGTTGATTGTCTGCCCTTGGATTGAACCACGGGTAGATAGCACATCAGCAGGCCATTGGAACTGGTTGTCCGGGCTACCTGCATAGAACCGCAGGTCATCCAACTCGTCCTCTCGGGAGTCCGAAAGAGCCGAAATCGCCATAGTCATGCGACTACGGGCAATGGTAAGAATATCCTTGGCTTTATCGCTCATTGGGACTCTTATTAATAGGGGTCATGGGTCACGCCCCCATCCATGATGTGGACACCGTGCCCGAAGTATAGCTCTTTTTGCTCTCTTTGCGCAAAACATTCTCCCGGTGGGCCATCGGGAACGCAAACGTCACAGCCAGCGCATCAGCCGCGTCTGGTGACGCCAGCCCCCGCGCCTTCATGTCCTTCTTACTCTCCAGGAAGATGGTCCCCGACGAATCCGGCTTCTTTCGGACCCCCGTTAGGTCCGACTTAAGCCCCCGATCAGTCGGAATGCTGGCTGTCTTGAGCCAATCCTTCACCGCACCCCACATCTCGGCACGCTTATTGCCGTACATCTTGGGGTTCTTGGCCTTCCAGCCGAAGTTAACCCCTCGGACCTTGTACTTCTGCTCAGTCAGCCGGTCTAGGATGCCGTACCCGAGTCCACCCTCGTCGATTGTGGTCAGATCAGGCCGGAACTCCTCGATGGCGTCGATTACCCGACCCACCACCTCCATAGTATCCTCACCCTTGTACCGCTTGATCGCCACGATGTCACGCCCCTTGCGCACCACGATGACGGTGTAGTCAGTACCCCCACGCGCTGGGTCCACCCCCATGACAATCGGCGCTCCGGGGTCCTTGTACGCTGGCCTACGGAACGCATCCTCCACAGTCACAGGCGAGATGAACTGATCCTCCCCGGTGCTCGGGAACTCCCCGTACACCTCAACCATGGCCTCGGACGAGTCTTCACCATGCTCCGCGATGATCTGCTCGTAAATCGCCTTGTCGGTGCCCTCCACCGTCCGGGCATCAATGCGATCCCCGTCCCAGAAGTCCCGCTTAGCGTGGAAACACTCGAAAAAGTACCCCGTATTGCGCCGTGGGTTCGAAAACGCGAACCAGTACCGATCCAACACGTTCTCAGTGAAGAAACCCGCCGCCACGCTCCAGATCGCATCCGGGATACCACTGGCCTCATCAAAGATCACCATCATCCCGTCCATGTTGTGGGCACCTGCATACGAGTCCGGGTTCTCCTCGCTCCACAGCTTACCCTCAGCAGCCCAGTACCGGGTACCCTTCTTGAGGTCGCGCTCCACCAATTCCGTGATCCACTGCGCCGGGACCAGCTTGGTGGCACTTATCTCCCACCAGTGGGCGTTAATCGCCATCGTCGTCCACTTGGTCAACTCACCCCATGTGACCGTGCGAAGCTGGTTCTCGCTGTTGGCCGATACGATCACCGTGGACCCGATCCGGGTACTCAGCATCCACAGGATCAGCCACGACACGAGGGCACTCTTGCCGATCCCCCGGCCAGACGCCACCGCCTTACGCAGCGCATCCATGGTAATCTGGCCCTTGTTCGCTGCGATGTGGGTGCCGATGTCCCTCAGCACCTTGCGTTGCCATTTCCTCGGACCCTTGAACTTGGCGAGTGGTGTGCCATCCTGCCCCCACGGGAACGAGAACAGGACGAACGACTCCGGGTTGTCCGCGATCTGCGGACTCCACAACTGAGTCATCAGTACCTGCTCCTCCTCCGGGGTGTACTTAATCTTCTGCATTATTCCACTGGCTCATAAGTTGCCGCAAATATATCAGGCTTACACGGATATTCCTCACCCTGTATCCCGGTGATGATCCAATCACCAGGGGATACGAGATGACCTCCCTCCAATGTCCCGATCCATCGACAGACGGAAATGTCCCAGCCCATTGCTCGGTCATCTATACTATCAAGCACTTTTGGTGGGACATTGATCACATTCAGGTGATCCCCATCCTTATTCCACTGAGTTGCTTCAATAACAACAGGCTTCTTGCGGAACTTCATGACTTCTCCTCAAATGTCGCCATTTGGAACTGTGGCAACTGACAGTCAATCTTCTGCATCGGTGATCCTCCGGGCATACTCTGTCATCAGGGTCTGCGATACGGACTGTATGAAATACGCCTCCTGCTCGTCACCTGGGCGTGTCTCCCCGTAATGCTCGCACCACCGCTGCCAGATGTGAACCGACTCGTGGACGAGTAGACACGCTATCTGAATCGCTGACCTTCCACGGTCAACCTCGATGCACACGATGAACATGAGTTCACCTTCCCTATCGAGGTGGTGAACCGTGGCATCAGCTTGTGGGGTCTTAATCCAGTCACCGTGATCCGTAATCTTGAGTCTGCGCATAACCGCAAGATACTCAGCCTCCGATGTACACAGAGTCAAATACGGACCCGGCGCACCAATCTGACGATCTAACCACTTAATCTTCTGCATCGGAACGGTCCTCTAGTCGGTACTGAGCGTCGGAGATGTCCACAAGCTGCGCCTCCATAACCCGTGCATTGGCGTCCCGCAGGGCATCGGTGACGCTGATATTGCCCACAACCTCCAGGGTCTTGGTTTCCCCGAAGCGCTTGCGGTTCATGTAGCCCACCTGCCACTTGATCGAGTCGATCCTGAGTTTGCTTCGATTGAAGTCCTCCATGACCGGGTTCCCATCGTCTCCAATCCCCTCGGCAATCTCGGGAACCTGACTAGCCAGAATCTCAGCCCCAATCTCCAAAGCCTCGTAGTACCGGGCAAGGCGCTTCTGATCCTTCTTGATCCACGACATGAATTTACCGCCATCAAGCTCCCGGAAGTCCGACTTGATGATCCGGTTCAGGGACATGCCCTGTGTCAGCTTATCGAGGGTTGTCTCAAATGCGGCTTCAAACTCAGCGTGGCGCATCTGACGCACGAGTTCCATCCGTTGTTCCCGAGCAGGGCTGTCCTGTAGGAAGTCCGAGAGGGATGAACGGGTAGCAGTCGGGTCCGGGGTTGTCAGCCAATCCGGTACCGGGGTGACGATGTAGGGTTCTTTCACGGTGGGTATGCCACGCCTATGTAGATAGTGGTGTCATTGTATCCCAGCGGGAGGAATGAACATAGGGGGCTGGAGTTGTACGGGGACTCCGGTGTCCGATGAATGTACGGAAACTCTGAATCCTGATTTTGAAAAATTTTAAAAATTGAATTGACCCATTGGGTTTTGATTTCCAGAAGCATGAAAAATTGTTTCCGGGTCCATACCACCAGAATCCCAGAGTGCAAGGCCCTTGGGGGGGGGCTGATTCCGAGAATCCGAGACTCCGAGTTCCCCCAGAGTCAAAGCACAGCGTGAGCATGGAGTTTCCGTACGTTTAGGTCAATTGATCCCGGACACATGGCAACCGGACCATTGGAACCATTGAGCCTAGGGAATACCCTAACCCAGACGCAGTTTTACCCTTGAAAAGACTGTACAAATAAACAGCGTTTTTCTAAGGGTAAAACTCTGAGCCCGGAATCTGGAGTTTTACCCTTGTTTTGGCTTAGTTGTACCCTTGGATTGACAAATTGCTCACTTTCCCCAGATTCCGGGATTCCGATTTACCCTTGATTCCGGGATTTGCTGAAACGGGCAAAAGTTGTACCCTTAAAAGCGTTGTATCTATGCAACACTTTGGAGTTTTACCCCACGAATGTCAATCTGCCTCATCCTGGAGATATTTATAAAGTATCTTTTTTATATTCGAGGTTTTAGAACACGTTTCCCCGGTTTCGAGGCAAAGTGGCAATGGTGGGGTAAAACTCCAGATACATGGATACCAAGGGTAAAACTAACAATTGACTCACTTCAAGGGTAAAACTAGAATCAAGGCCCCCAGTCATTCGGAGAATACCAATGGATCAGGAATACATCCCCACTTCGTACACCCAATCGCGCTATACGTTCAAGCAACAGGAATTAGTCCGAGAACAAATGGCACATTTTGAAGAGCGCCCACTAGATCCGAATACGGTTCCCATTCGTAGACGTGGACCCGGAGCCAAGAAGAAAGGAACACCGACTCCGCATCTCAAATATGATTACGTTTGGGATGCCTACGAATACGACCCCGAAACCGGCAATCTTCGCCGCGCGTTCTGGCACGTTGGTGTATTCGGTGAGCTAGTCCGCGTCGTGTATCCGAAGCCCGTAGTCGTGAGCCTGAGCAAGCTGGGCTACCCTTACATCACATTCAAAGGCCAGAAGTACGCGGTTCATCGTCTAGCGTGGCGCATGGTGACAGGCGAATGGCCTGAGCGCAGAGTGCGCCACCTGAACGGGCTCAGGTTCGACAATCGATGGGACAACCTCGCACTGTCGATAGAGAAACCCAATGGGGCAGAGAATAGCGATTAAAAAGAAGTTCTTGCAACTCAGACCCAATGGGTTATAGTTCACACATCGCAACACAGTAATCAACGTAAGGAGTAATTCAAATGAAAACAGTATTCACCTATGGCGGCAACAACCCGTATTGCTCAACAGCCGACGCAATGATCCAATTGCGCCAATCAGAAGACAATGAGGGTCGATTCGTTTTGACCTACGGTTGTGAGAAAACACCCGGACTCACTTACTCAGAGGCTTGTCGGGCACTAGGCGAGGCGATTCTGCACCACCTGAGTTGTGAGTCAATTGTCAACAACGAGGGGTTGTAATGTCCATCCAATCCATCCGCACTGCATACAGTAATCAACGTTAGGAGTAATTCAAATGATCACCATGAAAAAAGAATTTATACACCATGCAGCAAAAGCCTTTTTTGCTAGTGCCTGGGCCGATATGGTGGAGGAAAATGGGGCAACCCTACATGGGGAAATAATGGATCAAATGCCAAGCAAGATTGACCCATCAGCTATCCATGCAGCGAATACCCTTTTGATGGATATTGAACGGGCGAACGGTAAAACCTTGTCTGAGTTATTCGGCATAGTGCAGGAAATAGGACAAGGTGACCGTCCAAACACTATGGAATATTTCGGCCACTATTGCGCCATGCAAGCCATGGGTCATGGTGTCGGTTTGCATGATGCATTCGGGTGCGAAGTGTATGAAGGTATCAAGGTGCCCTATGTCGATTTCGGCCAGCACTCTCTGGAAAAAGATTATGGGGTTCCAGAATGACCATCCAATCAATCCGCACCGCATACACCCTGCACTGTCTCCGTGCCACACTGCACGGGTTCAAAGCCCTCCCACTCGCACAGTTCGCCCGGTTGTCCGGGTTTGTTTGTAACCTGTAATCTCTAGGAGTAATCACATCATGTCTAAGCAGTACCCCATTGAAGTCATACGCGTCATGGCAAAGCAGATCTACGATACCCGATCAACCGTGGCGTATTGGTTCAAGCGTCGCCACACTACACACAATGCCGCAGGTGTGCGTATGTGGATAGCTGAACTTCGGCGCATTGATCGGGCATCGGGTTATTCAGAATGTGTGCGTCAAGCTGGCACCGACCATGTTCGTTACAACGTCCGTGCTTTGTAACCTGTAATCTTTAGGAATAATCACATCATGCAAGCTATCAGAACCCGCTACATCGGCCCCACAAACACCCGTGGATCACGCATCCAGGCCAAATGCGAAGCCAAGACTATCTACGTGTCGTATGACCATGCACTGAACATTGACGGCAATCATGCTGCTGCTTGTCGCAAGCTGGCCGAGTCTCTGGGATGGGGCAAGGGTCCGTATAACGTGATGCATGGCGGATCGTTCGGCAATGACACCTACTGGGTGTTTTCTACACCTTGGGAAACTTTGGAGTTGACAAAATGATCCGCGCCACACTGGAAACCCTGACCCTTGCGACAACAATCGCACTTCCCTTTATCCTGTACTTTTGGAGAATGTGAAATGAAACAAGCAAAGTATCCCAGAATGGAGAAATACTGCGACATTGAAATACCGTATTGCCGCAACGGAAGACCGGGCTATAAGTGGGTTCAGGGATGGATTATTCGTTATTCCGAATCAAGAATCAGTACTCCTGTACGCTATCACGAGGCGTTGGATATGCTGAATGCACCGGAGGAACTATGCGCTATCAAATCCTAATCCGTCACCAGAACGGCACCCACTCGTATATGACCTACAGGAACCGTACATCGTGGGGTCTGCGCTGCGCCCAAAGCCACCTAGACGACTTTATCTCTAAACTGGCTGCTGGGTACTTTCCACACATTGTTAACGCTGAACTGGAGATTGTGAAATGACACTGACATATGAAGAACTAGAGCGCCACGCCTATGTGGCTAATGATCCCATGGCTAATGTCTATGGGGAACTGGCGGATGCTGAATTGGCTGACGAAGGACGCTTAAGTGCTTGGTCTTATATCAATGAAGCTAAGGGATCACTGCCCGGTGAAGACTGCCTGCGATCCCTGATTGACCAATGCCGCACCATGGCACAGTCGAGGGTCACCAAGGCCGATTTGCTGGCCTTTTGCGAGCAACTGGAAGCATTGCAAAGCGAGATAGCCCAATCGACCGAATACGGGCTAGAGCAACTGGAAAAGGCTCAGGAGAAATTGAAATGATGCAACACCACAAACCCTATAAGGAAACATGGTATGACTATGCACTGGCTTTTGTCATTGCGCTGACACTGGCCTGCCTGATGTTTGACTACTTCGAGGCGATGATATGAAGATTGTGATTAATAAGTGCTTCGGTGGATTTGGTTTGTCCAAGGCGGCATTGAAGCGATATGCTGAGATCAGCGGCATTGTCTCAGAGGACCTCGAAATTCCACGCGATGACCCTGCACTTGTGCAAACAGTGGAAGAATTAGGCAAGAAAGCGAACGACTCATACTCTGAGCTAAAGGTAGTCGATGTACCCGATGATGTTGAGTGGCAGATTCACTACTATGACGGTCTGGAGCACATCGAAGAACAACATCGCACATGGAGGTGACGATATGAATGGGGTCAAGTGGCAGGATGCTTTTGATAGAGCTAAGGATGCATTGAACCAATTGGATAATACCGAGTTTCTTGAACTCATTGGCCGTCACATCGAATACAAGTTGCTCTATAAGGAGGATGCAAAATGACAGAATCAGAATTTCAAGATCAACAAGCCAATGTACTGATGCGTCAGAAACAATGGGAAACCCGATACAACACTGGTAAACCACTTCCCCCGTATGAAGATGGCCCCCTGACAGTAACCCATCTTATGGGCGGCCCATGGGACTGGTTCGATAGGGCAATTGGGTGGGCACTTAACCTTTTCGCTGCAATCGGGGTTTCCGTGACTATCGGGCTACTGGTAGGCTTGATGTGGGGGTATTTCAAATGAACCTAACCTTCCGCTGCGCCCGATATGGCCGCGTGGCACAGCATCTGGGTATTCACTGGCGAACCGTAGCCAATATCGTCCATAGAAAAGGTGCGTATGTGAACGTGCCGAAACATTCTTAACCAAAGGAAACTGAAATGAACATCGAAGAACTGACACTTAAGCAAATCCGCGAAATCGCAGCACTGGTTAATGGGACGGTGCAGCAGCCAGTAGCAACATCAAAGCCTCACCCGTTTATCGGAAAGTACGTCATTGCACGTTGCTATGCGGCAGGTGTACACGCTGGAGAAGTCGTGAGCGTTGACGGCGAAAACGTCATCCTGAAAGACTCCAGACGCTTGTGGAGTTGGAAAGCAAAAGACGGAGTAGCGCTGTCTGGAGTCTCCCAATGCGGAGTGCAATCAGGAAGCAAGATCGACGTAGTTAATCCAGAGATTGCGCTGACTGGTGTTTGCGAACTGATCCCATGCAGTGCAGCAGCTAAGGAGTCTATTGATGGCTTCAAAAAATAAGACATTCGTGGATGGCTCTGTCGATGGCTATGGCTATGGCCATGGCGATGGATCTGGCTATGGCTCAGGCGAGGGCTCTGGCTATGGCTATGGCTCTGGCTATGGCTATGGCTCTGGCTATGGCTATGGCTCAGGCTATGGCTCTGGCGAGGGCTCTGGCTATGGCTATGGCTCAGGCTATGGCTCTGGCTCTGGCTCTGGCTCTGGCGATGGCTCTGATTAACGTGCCGAAGGAATCAACATGACAAACCCACAAATCAAAAACCGATACTCAGACACCGTGATCTACGAAGGCGAAGCCGGCATGACGACTCGCCCGATGCTGGAGAAAGCAACCGCTTCAAAAGCCAATCTGCGCGGTGCCAATCTGTACGGTGCCAATCTGTACGGTGCCAATCTGTGCGGTGCCAATCTGTACGGTGCCAATCTGTGCGGTGCCAATCTGTACGGTGCCAATCTGTACGCTGCCAATCTGTACGCTGCCAATCTGCGCGGTGCCAATCTGCGCGGTGCCGATCTGTACGCTGCCAATCTGGGCGGTGCCAATCTGTACGCTGCCGATCTGTACGCTGCCAATCTGGGCGGTGCCAATCTGTACGGTGCCAATCTGCGCGGTGCCAATCTGTACGGCGCCAATCTGCGCGGTGCCGATCTGGGCAGTGCCGATCTGGGCGGTGCCAATCTGGGCAGTGCCGATCTGGGCGGTGCCAATCTGTACGCTGCCAATCTGGGCGAGAAATTCGGGAAGCTAATTGCTGTTCGGCCATTCTTTCAATGTGGACCAATCGGGTCACGCGCGGACTATCTGCAATCGTTTATCACTGACAAAGGAATTGTCATAAAAGCAGGCTGTTTCACCGGCTTCCTAGATGATTTTGTAGCTACCGTTGAAAAGACCCACAGAGACAACGAACACGGCAAAGAGTACGCAATGGCGGTGCTGATGATTGAAGCTCACGCGGCTTTGTGGATGCCGAAGGAGACTGTATGACAGATTTGGAAATAAAGGCTTTGATCACGCCATGAAGGGAGAGCAGACATGACACAACGCGATGAAGCCGAGACTCTTGCAAACTATCTGCAGGACTTTGAAGCCAGCCACACCCCTGACGGATATCCTGCCGTTCAGCAAAAGCACTTGAGCCAAGCGGCTGCACTCCTACGCCAGCAAGCAGCGGAGATTGAGCGGTTGAAGTCTGTCATCGAGGGCTACAAAGCCGACCAAATCGAAGGCATTGAGATTTCAGTGAAGCAGCAAGCTGAGATTGAGCGACTGAAAGCAGCCTGTATCAAGGAGTTTGAGTCGGTTGAAAAGCTCGACGCAGATTGTCAGCGTAAAGACGCATTGCTGCGGGAGGCGTTGGAACTGCTCGAAGAAACGCCTGAAATTGAATACGCAATGGAAGACAAGTTGATCGCCAACATCAAAACAGAACTGGGGGAATGAGATGACCAAAGCCTACGAAATGTATAAGCGGATCGACATCCCGCAAGGTGTGTCACTGCTTCCATGCCCTTGCTGCGGAATGGATGCGCAACTTTGGCGCTATGCCGAATCAGAGACTGGCACATCTACACCTGTCGTGATGTGCGAGAACGGGGCGAAATTCGGACCGCAGGATGGCATTGCTGGTGAAGGTTGCCTTCTATTTATGCCGCCCGATAATTTCTACCGAGCCACTGTGCGCGAGGCCGTCAAGTATTGGAATGAGTATGCCAACGCACTTATGGCAATGCAGCGTAAGAACCGCTGGAAAACAGCAAGCGTGCTGCGCAATGGGCAGAGAACGGAGGCAGTTTTGAATAAGCAACAACTATGGAAGCTAATCGAGCAATACCGCATGTCAGGTGGACGGGAAGAGCACTGGCGCAACCGTGACATTCTGGACCACGCAATTGACGTAGCACTTGATGACTCCCTCATTGCATCCCAAGCCAAGCGCCTAGCCCTTGAACTGGAGTGCCTGCTGAATGACACACAAGACACAACCAAGGTGAGCAAATGGTGGGGCAGCGCAATGGAAGCGTTGCAGTTGTACCGGGATGCTTGCAGTGTGGCTTATTCGGGAGAACAGACATGAACCTACTGACAGACAAAGAGTTGAAAGACGCAGTGCGAAAGCTATTCGTGACACCAGAAGCTCACGAAATGGCAATGGTCACATCACTTGACGAGTATCGGCTGATCGTGTCAGCCGTCATCGCAAAACTCGCCGCAGGGGTGAACGTGGAGCCTTATGACTACAGCGCCACGGATAAGGCGTGGGCGCATACTGAAACAACGCTACGAACCGCAGTAGCAGCAGCGCGGGTACAGGCTATCGATGCGTGTGTCGATGCACTGGTCGCTGAAGACGGACTGAAAGTGATTAGCGTTGAAGAGGCTGTAGAAGCAATCCGATCAGTGCTCGGAGGAACGCCATGACCAAAGTCGGATGCGTGAATCACGATTGCGACAAGTGCCAAGCAGCACCTGTCAACGAATCCATGATCGAACCAGAAAACCAGCCGAATCAGTACAACGTCGAGTTCGGAATGAGTGGGACAAAGATGTTTTTTAAGATTGGAAACCAGTCTTTTACTCTGGACTACGAACCAGACAACCAAGACGAGTTTGACTTTATGAAGAAGATGATCTGCCATGCGCTGGCAGTGGAGAACCAATGCCTACGAGGGGTGATAGTGAAATGACATCCTTAAACCGTGGAACCCGAGTAACCGACACCCTCGCTGCACTGGTGGAGCATGGGGAGATAACGGGTCTGGAGCTTGCTCGACAGACAGGTATCGACACCAGGGTGGCCCATGGCACCCTGAAGCGCATGGCAACGCGAACCAAGGCGGGATTGAAGCGCCTGTATGTGGTGCGCTATGACTCGGACAGTGAGGGTCATAAGCGATACCCCCGTCCTGTCTATGCGATTGGTGATCTACCGGATGCCAAGAAGCCCAGACCTAATCAGAATGCCCGTAAACGGGAGTATTACAGCAGAGTCAAATCACGAACCCTAATGAACAGTGTGTTTCATCTGGGTAACCATTGGAGAGCCTTACCATGACTTACATCGCAATTATGTTGTTCATTCTTCTACTCGACCTATGATCAATCTACCCGAACACCTCAAGGCTCTGGAGTCCCGTCTAGGACTCACGGAGCCACAAGCGGCCAAGTACCTCGGAGTGCCTATCACCACTTATCGCAAGTGGCGCAATGGGACACGGAAGCCGGGGAGTGTGGTGCAGCGGTTACTGGTGCTGTTGCTGCTGATTGAAGATTACTCCCCCGGTATTCATCATGACCTGATGGAGGATGTGAAATGAGTTTACTGACACAGGCGACCATTGAAGATGCACCCGAGTGCCTAAACACAAACGACAAAGCCATGTGGGTGCTTGGGTACAACGATGCACAGGCCGCAGTGATCAAGAAGCTGGCTGGGGCGAACGTGGAGCCTGTTCTTTGGCAATTCAAGTGCTCTGAAATGGTCAGCCCTTATGCCAAAGATGATAGCGATGATTGGAGTCCGCTCTACACCGCCGAAGCACTCGCAGCAGCGCGGGTGCATGCACTGAACGATGCCGCGAATCTAAGCCCGGGGGGCCTTGACGTTTCCGCTTCAGATAGGCCTGCAACCGTTTGGGGCAAGTACAGCGCTGGTGTCCGTGCACTGATCAACTCCCCCAAATAACAAAGCCCCTCACGGGGCTTTTCTCATTGACCTCTCACTATTGGCCGACCATGCGGCGACAGTCGGTAAATCTCCTCCAGTTGCCGTTGCTTCGCCTGAATCACACCCTCGCGGTACTCTTGGAACATAGACATGAGAGCCGGGTTGATCGCCCACTCTGCGTGATGTTGGTGTTCTCTTGAGCCGTCATCCACTCGCATCACCCAGCAGGCTTTCTCCATCGCACTCATTGCCTGAATAACCGTGGTGTCATTCTGGAACGAGTTACCCATCAGTTGCCTACGTCCTGAGTTCTTGATTGTGGTCAGGGTCAGTGTGCCCTTGTCGCAGTTGTGGATGATGTAGTCAGTGAGCCACATATCGAAGCTGCTCACTTCACCAATCTCACCAAGGGCGTACTTGAATGCTGGTATCAAATACGAGCGTACGAGATGAACCACTCGCTCTACGGTCCCTTCATCCACTTCGGTACTGAACGGGCTTTCTATCAGGTGGAACACCAGCACCAGACGACCTACGGTGCCCTCCAGCTTGCCGTATGCGGTCATAAATGAGTCAGTGGCCTGGAGTAGGCGTTCGTCCTGCTTGCGCCCCTCATACCACATCTGAAACTCGCGAAACTTGATATGTGCCCCAGCGCTCAGGCGATAGGTGGTCGGGTTCAGTGCATAGATGATGCGCAGAGTCTGTTCCCATTGGTCTTTGTTGGTCAGGTAGTCGGGAACCGGGTTGTTTAGCTTGGTCTTGGTGTGGTGCAGCACAGCAGGTAGAAACCGCTGAATCAAACCATCGGTCGCCATGGCCTTGAGGTGCTCTTTGAACACGGCTGGCTGACAGTTGCCGTAGATCGACACGGCAAAGTTGTCACAGTGGATGCTACCTGTGCCCACCCGATCCATGTCATACGATTCAGACTCATAGCCCACGACCCACGCTGACCGATCCTCACCACCCATCTTGTCGGTTAGTTTGCGAATCCATGAGTTCATCTCGTCCAGATAGCACAGCAGCCCACGGGGGCGCTCTGCTGCGTGACGCACGAGCTTCTGGGAAGTGATGTCCGATACGGTGATCTTGACTGGTACGGGCTGCGGGGGCAGATCGGGGATCGGTGGAGGTTCACCGCCCATCAGGAACTCGGGAGTCGCGGCATACTCAAGCGATGCCTTCTTTGCTGCTGCATAGCTGGCCTCCTTCAGTTCCCAATCGAGTAGGTCTTTGCGGAATCGGGGATGATCCTCACCCTCCAAGTCCTTGAGTAGCGTCATCATGGGTCTGCTACCCGGCGACTTCTTGTCCCCCGGATCACCGATGGTCATCAGCCACAGGATAGGAGGGACACGGAAGCCCTCCATCAGTTCTAACCGTGTCCGGGCATCCACTACCCCACAGACAGCAGCCAGACCAGCCCAGAGGGGAACAAGGGGGTCGCAACCCACCGCGCTGCTGATCTCAGACGAGCGGGTTGCGAGGATTTTTGGGACGAGGGTCATATCCAACTCGGGGGGTGTTGGGCGCATCCCGTTCAGGATGGAGCCGGGAGCCGTGGGGATGTTACCCGTGGCCTTGAATAGTCCCGCGATGTCGGGCATGGGGCGCACCCATCCGTGATCGCGTGCGATATGAAACAGAGTGCCTACCTTGACGCTGTTCACCTTGTCCGATTTAAAGCTGTTCCACTGTGTCAGCATCTCCCGTTCACCAGGGTACTTGGACTCACTCTGCTTACTCCATTCGTTCCACAAGTACAGTGCCTGATCGAGTTGATTGGTCTGAGTGCCTGCCCATTGCAGAGCCATACCCACGTTGACCCACTCGTCACGAGAACAGTCAGCAGGGATGTGTTCTACAGCCTTACGAATATCCTCCCATGTGGCACCCAGCGCATCCGTGGTGCCGTCGATACGCACACGCTCCTGATTCAAGAGTCCTTGCCACAAAGTCAAAACGGACTCGGGAATCTGGGGGAGGCGCATCCAATTGCCACGACCTGCCCAGCGATAGGGCTGATTGGTCTGAGGGTGTATGGATGGAGGCAAGACATCCTGCACCGTGGCACCGTTCGATGTGGCACATCGCAACTCGTACACTGTAGCCCCACCGATGATGATCTTCTTGCTAGGCAACACGACACCCGGAGGCATGGCATAGAGTAACTTCCCGTGCCCTGCCCTCCCGCTGTCCACGATGACCGCATCCTGTGCATCATAGAGAGCAGTCAGGTCTACACCGTGACCCAGCAACACGTTGACTGCTACGCCCCAGTCGTCAATGTCCAGCGCCATCGTGCCGCTGTATGCATGCGCCAGCCCGATACCGAAGCCGGGGGGTAGCTCTGTCTGTGACTTGAGGGTGTTCTGTTGCAGGTTCCACCCGATGGTGCGGGGGCCTTTGGACGAGGGGGGAATCGGTACAAGTGCCCATCCATGCCGGAGGTATGCGTCTACGCTTGCGGGGTGCTGGGCAACTTGGGGGTGAAG